CGCATTCAAAGAATACTGTTTACGTCGTCTGGGAAAACCAGTCATAGAAATCAACGTAGACGATGATCAAGTAGAAGATCGTATCGATGATGCTTTACGTTATTTCTGGGATTATCACTTTGATGGCTCAGAAAAGATCTATTATAAGCACGCAGTAACAGCCCAAGATCAACAGAATAAGTATATAACTCTTCCAGAAAATATCATTGGAGCCGTTAGCATCTTCTCCATCGCAGATCCTTCTATAAGATCCGATGATCTATTCAATATTCGTTATCAGATTGCTCTAAACGATCTGTATACTCTGACGTCTGTATCAATGGTTCCATACTTCATGGTAATGCAGAACTTGGCGCTGATCGCTGAGTTTCTTGTAGGAAAGCAACCAATTAGATACACAAGACACGTTAATAAGTTATATGTAGACATGGACTGGAACAGTATTAATCAGGGCGAGTTTCTTTTAGTTGAAGCATATGAAGTCATCGACCCAGAAGTATATCAAGATGTTTGGAAAGATCAATGGCTAATGAGATATTCCACAGCTTTGATCAAGCGTCAATGGGGGTCCAACCTAACCAAGTTTACTGGCATGCAGCTTCCAGGCGGTGTTCAGTTCAATGGAGAAAAGATCTATAACGATGCAGCACAAGAAGTATCAGACTTAGAAAAAGAAATGATTATGTCTTACTCTTTACCTGTTCTCGACATGATAGGTTGAAATTTACCTTTTTATAAATACTCTAAACCAATAGGAGTGTTTAACATGGAAAAATATGGATTTGTTTATATTTGGAGAGATCGTAAGCACAACAGATATTATGTTGGAGCACATTGGGGAACTGAAGAAGATGGATACATATGTAGTTCGCCATGGTTATTAAAGGCATATAAAAGAAGACCTAGCGATTTTAAAAGAAGAATATTAGAAAGAATATACACTAATAGAATTGATACTTTCAATTCAGAACAAAAATGGCTAGATTTAATACAAGAACATGAAATTAAATCTAGATATTATAACTTAAATATTAAAGTTTCTGATTACTGGCATAAGTATGAAGATAAAAGATTAACAATATCTGAAAAAATAGCTATCAAAACAAAAGAAGCTATGCAAAGACCAGAAGTAAAAGCTAATTATATTGAAGGAATGAAGCATCGTGATTCTCGTTCTTCCGATCCAGAAGTACGTAAAAAAAGATCTGAATCTATGAAAGGGAAAAATAAAGGTAATTGGGATTATGCACGCTCCGCTGCTATGGCTGTAGTAAAAGGTAAACCCATAAGTGATTCCCATAGAGAAAAAATTAAGTCTGCAGGTGTTTTTTTGAAATTAAATAACAAAAGAGTATTATGTAATGTATGTGGGACTGAAGGTAACCCTGGAAATATTGCAAGGTATCATAACAATAAATGTAAGAAAAGCATAAATGTGTCCAACTAGCGTCTTCTTTAATAACTTTACTAACAGTCAAGAACAGATCCTTATAGAAGATCTGGTCATTGAGTCGATAAAGATTTATGGGCACGATGTGTTCTATTGTCCTAGGACACTGGTGAATAAAGATGAGATCTATGGTGAAGACAGTATTTCGAGGTACAACACACAGTACATGGTTGAGATGTATGTCAAGAACGTGATGGGCTTTCAGGGTGAAGGTGACTTCATGTCGAAGTTCAATCTCCAAATACGTGATCAGATGACACTGACGATTGCTCGAAGAACTTTCTTTGATGAGATTGGAAACGTTGAGAGTATAGATCGTCCTCAGGAAGGTGACTTAATCTACTTCCCATTGAACAAAAAGATCTTCGTTGTCAAGTTCGTAGAGCATGAAGCCATATTCTACCAAATGGGTTCTTTACAAACATACGATTTAAACTGTGAACTATGGGAATACTCGAATGAGATACTCAATACTGGCATTGAGGACATCGATAAACTTCAGAAAGAATACTCATTTGATATGAGTGTTTATGGAATAATGACTGAAGATGGGTACGTTCTTAAAGACGAAGATGGCTATGATTTAATTCAAGAACAGTATAACTTTACAACACAAGTCGGTGATTCACTGGAAGATAATGAAGAAATTCAATCAGAAGCAGATGGTGTATTGGATTTCAGCGAACGAGATCCTTTCAGTGAAGGAGTGCCATACTAATGTTTTCAACATTCTATCACGGAACAATTAGAAAGTATGTAGTTGTTTTTGGCACTTTATTCAACAATGTCTACATCAATCGTACAGATTCAACTGGCGAGCAAGTTCAATCGATGAAGGTTCCTTTATCGTATGGACCAAAAGATAAGTTCTTAGCAAGGCTTGAGAACGATCCGACTTTCAATCGACCAGCCATGGTATTACCTAGAATGGCGTTTGAGATCTCATCCATGAGCTATGCGCCTGAAAGAAAGTTGAATACTGTTAATCGTAACATGAAAGCGGTTAATGACTCAAATAAAGTCTTATACAACTATATGCAAGTTCCCTATGATATAGGGTTTACGATGTACATAATGGTAAAGAACGCAGATGATGGAACCAGAATCATCGAACAAATACTTCCATACTTTACTCCTGAGTGGACAATAACCGCTAACTTAATTCCTAGCCTGGGTCTCAACGTAGACTTACCGGTTGTTCTCAACAACGTTGGCATGCAAGACACGTACGAAGGTGACTTCATCAATCGTAGAGCTATTGTATGGACGTTAGATTTTACTATGAAAGCATATTTGTTTGGACCCGTCAAGAAGACCGGTCTCATCACTCTTGCGAATACAAATTTCATTGTTCCAAACTTGATAACCATCGACCAAGCTGTAGGAAATACAAGTGTTACAGCAGCAGAAAGATTCACAATAACACCAGGATTAACTGCTAATGGTACTCCTACATCAAACGCACAATTATCCATTGACAGAAGCGAGATCATGGCAACTGATGACTATGGATTCATAATAGATTTTGAAAGCTTTGTATGAACTCAGACAAAATTATATCAGACTCACTGGACATAGCTGAACCAGAAGTACAAGCGGAATATATTCCAAACGAAGGTCAGAACGATTTTGAATTTGCTCGCCAAAACATCAGAAACATTCTCGAGAAAGGAAGTGTTGCATTGGATAAGATGTTAGAGGTTGCCGACTTATCCCAACACCCACGTAGTTATGAAGTAGTTTCTACATTAATTAAATCATTAGCCGACACAAACAAAGATCTTCTTGAATTGGCTGAAAAGAAAAATAGAATAGAAAAAGCAAAGACTCAAACAGAAAGCCAAACAATAAATAATAATCTGTATATCTCTACAACTGAATTATTAAAGATGATTAAAGAAAAATGAGTCAAGAACAATATCTTGGTAATCCTCTTCTAAAGAAATCTAATGTTAAGTTTAATTATACAAAAGAACAAATAGAAGAATACATCAAATGTGCTGAAGATGTAGAGTATTTTATATTAAATTATTGCTACATTGAAACACTCGATCATGGCTTAGTTAAGTTCAGTCTTTATGATTGCCAAAAGAAAAAGATCAAAGTTATTAATGACAATCGTAAAGTCATCATAATGGAAGGTAGGCAGCAAGGAAAATGTGTAAAGAATTCTAGTTTTATAAATATTCGTAATAAGAAAACTGGAGAAATGAAGCGTGTCACAATTGAAGAGTTTCACGAAATGCTCAAATTGCAATCAAATAATAAAGAATCGTAAGAATGCTAAATTTTGCTCTAGCAACTGCCGACAACTATTTAATGATAAAACTTATTGGAAGTCTAAAATAGAAAAAAGTCATATACAATTTTCTAATACAGATGAATTCAATGTCTCATATGTTGAATGTGCGATTTGTACGTATAGAACAAAAGATTTGGCACAACATCCATCAATTCATGGGCTGTCTCAAATAGAATATAAAACAAATTATGGAAGAATTAAATGTGAACAGAAAATTGAATCAATAAAAGGTAAAAATAATCCTTGGGCGAATCATAATGGGATATATTCACCGTTCAGCACTAAGTATATAAAATACGATGATTCTAATTCGCAAGAAAAAATAAAAGAAATAAAGAAAAAAGCTAAGCAAACGCAATTACAGAATCACAACAATCCGCTTTCAAAAGAGTATTTCATAAAAAGAGGATTTGATGAAGATGTAGCTTCTACCTTATTAAAACAAAGACAATCTACTTTTACGTTAGAAAAATGTATAGCCAAGTATGGTAAAGAAGAAGGATTAGATGTTTGGGCAAATCGTCAGTTAAAGTGGCAAAAAACTTTAGATTCAAAATCAGAAGAAGAAAAGCAAGATATTAATTCTAGAAAATCAACAAAAATTAATTACAAAACACTTTGGTCTTGTAGCTTAAATGAAGATGGTTATTTTTATGTTTTGAAAATAAATGATAATGCTTTTAAAATAGGGATTACATCTAAACCAAGCATTACACAAAGATATAAACTTCATCAATTAAAAGATGTACAGATTATGTTGTTTACACAGATGTCTAATATAAACCATGCTTTTCAGACTGAACAAATACTAAAAAGAAAATATAAAAAACATATCAATAAAAAAAATTCATTGAAATATTTTGGATGGTCGGAGACGTTCAAAGAAATTAATTATGATCAATTGTTTGTTGATATTGATAAATATTCTAATGACTCAATTTTAACAGAAAATGAATTTAATGCAATCTTTAAGTCAAACCGTAAATCGTAAATTCATAGAATCATTCGATGCTTCTGAATGGGAAGTAGAATGTGAAGATGGATATGTTGATGTTTTATCTTCAAATAAAACTATTAAATATGAAATTTACCGTATTGAATGTGAAAATGGGTTGTCTTTAGAATGCGCTGATAATCATATTCTTATCAATGAAAATCACGATGAAATCTTTTCAAAAGATTCTCTTGGGTGTAATATACTTACAAAGTATGGTAGTTCAAAAGTTATATCAGTAGAAGCTACTGGTATATATGAAAATATGTATGATTTATCTATTGATTCTAAAGAACATACATACTATACAAATGATATTCTATCACATAATACAACCACATCAGTCGCTTATATCCTTTGGTATACTTTATTCCAAGACCATAAGAACGTAGCTATCCTAGCTAATAAATCATCCACTGCAAGAGGTATTCTTTCTCGCTACCAGATGATGTATGAGAACTTACCTAAGTGGATGCAACAAGGTGTAGTCAACTGGAACAAAGGTGACGTTGAGCTTGAAAATAATTCAAGAATATTCACTGCAGCTACTACGGCCGCAGGTATTCGTTCTCAATCGGTCAACTTATTGTATATCGACGAAGCGGCTATTATTCCAAACACCGTAGCTGAACAGTTCTTTACATCAGTCTATCCTGTAGTGTCCGCTGGTCAAACCACCAAGATCATAATAACTTCCACACCTTTGGGATACAATCATTTTTGGAAATTCTGGAATGATGCAACTAATGGGAATAACGACTTCGTTCCATTGTTTATTCCTTATCATGAAATTCCAGGCAGAGATGATAAGTGGCTCGAGGAACAGAAGAGACAGCTTGGAGAACTTAAGTTTAACCAGGAAGTCCTTTGTAACTTCCTTGGTTCATCTTTAACTCTTGTCAGTGGTGAAGCGATTTCTCGTATGTCAATTGTTCATCCTATTTTCAGCAATGGTCAGGGCTTAGACATATATGAAAATGTAGACCCAACTCACATATACGTAACTTGTGTAGATACAGCTAAAGGCGTAGGAGGAGACTCATCTGCTTTCTGTATCATAGACATAACTACTGTTCCTTATAGGATAGTTGCTAAGTATAAAAGCAATGAGGTAAGCCCTTTACTATTACCAAATATAATCTATGAAGTCAGTAAAACATATAATGATTCGTATGTTTTGGTAGAATTAAATACCAATGAACAAGTTCCACATATACTTCATTATGAACTGGAATATGACAACGTAGTCTGGATTATGAAAGATAAAGGGATGCAGACGGTTTCAGCTGGTTTCAAGAAGCAAATGAGACCAGGCGTGACGATGGATAAGAAAGTGAAAAGAATAGGTTGTCATAACTTAAAATCATTAGTAGAAACCGGTAAACTGTTGATAACTGATGCTGACATAATCTCTGAGTTATCTACATTCATCGAGAAGCGAGGCAGCTTTGAAGCAGATGAAGGCTATCATGATGATTTGGTTATGACATTAGTTTTATTCGCTTGGCTTATCACAACTAAATATTTCAAAGAAATAAATACAGTGGATCTACGAAAAGCACTGTATGAAGAAAAGATGCGACAGATTGAAGACGACATGGTTCCTTTTGGTATTATAGACAATGGTCTTCCTCCCCCAGAAATAGTAGAGACGTCTGAATTTGATAAGTTTTTGTTGAGTATGGATTAAAATCATAAAATTATAAATACTTTAAACATAATTATCTAACCATCTTTTGCAAAGGGAGATAGAAGATGCCATTCCAAGTAAGTCCCGGCGTTAACGTAACCGAAATTGATTTAACTACGATTGTTCCTGCAGTATCTACTACTGAAGGCGCAATTGCTGGTGTATTTCACTGGGGGCCTCTAGAAAAAAGCGTTCTAGTAGACTCAGAAGATAAATTAGCCGCTCGTTTCGGCAAACCCACAAATCACAACCCAGAGACATTCTTCACTGCCGCAAACTTCCTTGCTTATGGCAACAAGCTTTATGTCTCCCGTGCAGCCAATACGACTGGTTTTTCTAACACACACAGCGTTCAAATCAATGGCAATACAACAATCACAGCCAATGGTACTGCCATTGGTGTTTCTGTAAGTGATATTGTATATGGTAAAGGTGTCATAGATGGAACGGTTGTGACAGCATTTACAGATAGTTCAATTACAGTTTCTAAAGCTCTTACGGAGACTGATGCTGCTACTACATTATCTTTTGCTAACCCAAATTCAGTATTTTCAGCTGTAGCAAATAATGCTGAGTTGGCCGACACAGACAATCTTGCTCTATATGTAATTAAAAATGAAGATGATTACTTAGAAAAACAAACTAATTTTCCTGCCGGAGGACAAGTCAATTACGTTGCCAAGTACCCCGGTGCTTCTGGTAACTCTTTAAAGATTTCCGTTTGTGATTCAGCTGAAGCTTTCTCTTCCAATCTCAATATGTTCGTGTCCAACAGCGCGCTTTATCAAGTATCTGATTCAACAAAGATCTCCAACGCAGGTATATCTTTGGTTGTAGGTACAAACACAGCTACAGTATTCATATCTAATAATTCTGGAACACCATTCACCGTCGATTCAGACGCAGGTGCTGCAAACGCAGTTGTTCAGATCATAACTGATAATTTTACAGTAGGTGATATTGTCAGAGTTGGTAATACAGAAATTGGTTTCCAAGATCTTCGTATCACCGGACTAGCCGCAAATGCAACGTTTGGTGCAGGTAATACTACGTTTACTATAAATTTTGCTGCTAACTATAATCTTGCTGCTAATTTTTATTCGAATACAATTAACCGTAACTGGGAATACTACAATAACGTAGAGAGAGCCCCGGGACAAAGCGTATATGTAAGTCGGTTTGGTAACACATCAGCCAACGATGAGCTTCACGTAGTAGTTGCAGACGAAGACGGTAAGTTTACTGGTGTACCCGGCACAATTCTTGAAGTGTTCCAAGGGTTATCTCGTGCAACTGATGCAAAGACAGAAGACGGTGCAACACTTTACTATAGCACAGTGCTAAATGATAATTCAAATTATGCCTGGTTCATTAAAGATAGATCTAACGCTGCTTCAAATACAGCTTTGTTGATTGCAAGCAGCACCAATGAAACACCTCTTTCAATGTCATTTGCGGGTGGTCAAGACGGATCAAATGAAACCGGTGTAGCACTCAACGTACTTACCAAAGCTTATGATCGCTTTCGTTCAACAGAAGAGATCGATGTATCATTGATCCTACAGGGTAAAGCACGTGGTGGTGGTAACGGCCAACAGCTAGCCAACTATCTAATCGATAACGTAGCTGAATACCGTAAAGACTGTGTTGTATTCGTCTCACCAGACCGCGCTGACGTTGTAAGTAACATCGGTAAAGACGAAGCACAAGATATAGTTCAGTTTAGAAACTCTCTAAGCTCAACATCTTATGCAGTTCTTGACTCTGGATATAAGTATCAATACGACAAGTACAACGACGTCTATCGTTACGTTCCTCTAAATGGTGACATAGCTGGACTTGCCGTTCGTACAGATAACCTAAGAGATCCTTGGTGGTCACCTGCTGGTTTCAATCGTGGTCAGATAAAGAACATCATCAAGCTTGCGTATAACCCACAAAAAGCTGATAGAGACATTCTTTATAAGAGCGACATCAACCCGGTCTGTGTATTCCCAGGCCAAGGCACGGTGCTCTTCGGTGATAAGACAATTCTTGGTAAGCCAAGTGCATTTGATCGCATCAACGTTCGTCGACTATTCATCGTTCTTGAGAAAGCAATTGCAACTGCTGCTAAGTTTACTCTATTCGAATTCAACGATGAGTTCACACGTGCTCAGTTTAGAAACCTTGTCGAACCTTTCCTACGCGATGTACAGGGCCGGCGTGGTATCTATGACTTTAGAGTAGTGTGTGATGAGACTAATAATACTCCTGAAGTTATTGATCGTAATGAGTTTATAGGAGACATTTATATTAAGCCTGCAAGAAGCATCAACTTCATCCAGTTGAACTTCATAGCAGTTAGAACTGGTGTGGAATTCTCAGAAATTGTAGGAAAGTTTTAGAAACTAAACTATCACTATATAAATAAATTAAATAACAAAGGAGAATTCCATGGCCTTTAATATAAACGAAATTAAAAGTCAAATGCTTTTTGATGGCGCAAGACCATCGCTTTTTCAAGTAACCATGCAGAACCCAGCTAACTCAGTAGCTGATGTTAAACTTCCATTCATGTGTGAAGCAACAGCTCTCCCGGCCGCAAATCTGGGAGAAGTTCAGGTCCCATATTTTGGAAGATTCATCAAGTTAGCTGGAACTAGAACATATGATGATTGGACCATTACTGTCATCAATGATGAAGATTTCCTAGTTAGAAATGCTCTTGAAGAATGGTCTAATAGATTGAATACATTCCAAGGTAACATTCGTGCTTTTGGTTCTGCATCACCTCTCTTGTATAAATCACAAGCGCAGGTTGTTCAGTACTCAAAGACCGGTGTTCCTATTCGTTCATATCAGTTCAACGGTATATTCCCTAAAGTAATTGGGGATGTTGCTCTAAACTGGGCTGATGGTAATGCAATCGAAAGATTCCAGGTAACATTTGCAGTAGATTACTGGGAAGTTTCTGGCGGCGTTACTGGCAACGCAGGCGGCGTTTAATGATAATGGAGGCCTTGGTGCCTCCATTTTTTAGTGAGTTATAATAATGGCATTAAATTTAAATTTATTTGGGTTCCAATTCAAACGAAAGCAGACTGAACAAGAATCTGCTGTTTCGTTTGTCACTCCTCAGTACGAAGACGGCGCAGTCAACGTAGTTGCAGGCGGGGCGTATGGAACATATGTTGATATGGAAGGTTCAGCTCGTTCAGAAGCTGAACTAGTTACAAAATATAGAGAGATGTCGCTGCACCCAGAAATAGATGCAGCGGTTTCTGATATTGTAGATGAAGCTATTGTAGTTAATGACATTGAAAACGCAGTATCTTTAAATCTTGAAGAATTGAACTTGGCTCCTAAAGTCAAATCAGCTTTTCTTCAAGAGTTTGATGAGATTCTAAGACTGCTTGAATTCAATTTTCGCAGCTACGACATCTTTAGACGCTGGTATGTAGATGGTAGGATGCTTTATCATGTTATCATCAATGAAGATGCGCCGCAAAAAGGTATCATTGAACTACGTTATATTGATCCACGTAAGATTAGAAAAGTACGGGAGCTCAAACGTACTCCCGTGCCAGGCGCTGGAGCTGTTGTCAATCAAACTGCTAATGAATACTACATCTTTAACGAAAGAGGATTTGGTAATCAGATTTCTGCAGTGTCAAGTACATCAGCTGGCACAGTAGGTATAAAAATATCACCTGATGCAATTGTTCATGCAACGTCAGGTATGATGGATAAGAATAACCAATTAGTATTGAGTTATTTACATAAAGCCATTAAGCCGTTGAATCAATTGCGTTCACTTGAAGACGCGACTTTAATCTACAAGATCTCCCGAGCTCCTGAAAGACGAATATTTTATATCGATGTAGGTAACTTACCTAAAATGAAAGCTGAGCAATATCTACGTGATATTATGACTCGCTTTAAGAACCGCGTAGTTTATGATTCTGCCACTGGTGAGATCAGAGACGATCGTAAATTCATGACGATGTTGGAAGACTTTTGGTTGCCAAGAAGAGAAGGTGGAAGAGGTACTGAGATCTCAACATTACCAGCTGGCCAATTAGCTGGTGATTTAGAAGACGTCAAGTACTTCCAACGCGGACTTTATAAGTCTTTGAATGTACCTATCAACCGGCTTGAGCCAGACAACACTTATTCGATTGGCCGAGCAACCGAAATTACAAGAGATGAAGTTAGATTTAGCAAGTTCATCTCAAGACTTCAAAATAGATTTTCACAGTTGTTTTTAGATATTTTAGAAAAGCAACTTATCTTAAAAAAGATTATAACAGTTGAAGAATGGGAACAGATCAAATATTTTGTTAAGTTCAATTACGCAAAAGATAATCAATTTGCTGAGCTTAAGAACATCGAGATGATGAGAGAAAGAATGGGTATCTTACAAGCAACTGATCCATACGTTGGAAAGTATTATTCGGTTGAATGGATCAGAAAGAATGTTTTACAGCAATCAGAAGACGACATTGAGATGCTGAATTCTCAAATACAAAATGAAATTAAAACTGGCGTGATCCAGGTTGCAGAACCAGAGCAACCTCAACAGCCTACATAATTGTTTTTATAAATAGGAGTTATATATGGCCGATGTAATTGATTTATTAAAATTTGCGGATGAAACGAAGCCAGTTGATTTCAACAACGCATTTAGTCAATTGATGGGGCAAAAAGTATTAGATGCCTTATCAGTAGCAAAACAAAATATAGCTTCATCTGTGTTTAATAGTAATACAGGTGAATTAGAAACATCAGACGTTGATAACGGAGAAACGTATGAGGACTCTTAAAGAAATAAGATCGTTTTATAGTTCAATATTAGAACTAAAGAAAGACGACGAAACACAGACAGCAGGTCTTCAGATCAAGTCAGCGGATGAAAAAAGATTCGCTGATAAGCACGTTATCAAGAAGATCGCCGACAGAAACGGAAACGGCGATGACGTGTTCAATGCTACGAACGTCAAAGGCGTAGAGCGTAGCCCAAAGCACGGCTACAATCCCGGTGAAGATGAAAAAGTTTATGAAGAAGTTGAGCAAGCCGATGAAGGATACGTAAGCCTTGCACAACAAAGAGCTGTATGGGCTTCTCGTAAAGATGGCGGCAAAGGCCATCCTGATAATAAAAAGAAAAAGATGAAGGAAGAAGTTGGGTTAGATGAAGGTGATGTAATCCAATTTCCTAAGCGTAATAAAAAGGATGATGAAGAAGACAGAAAGAAGCCAGGTTGGATGTTGAGACAAGATCCTGAGTTGGCAAAAAAGTTTAAAGACGCAGAAGAAAGAGCAAAACAAAGAAAAAAATTCAGAGAAGATGAAGCTAAACAATTTGAAGAAGCTGCTCAATTAGATCCTGATAAAAAAGCAAAGCAAGCAATTGATACTATCTTAAACAATCACGAAGAACCAGCTGGTGAAAAGGGGATGCCGTTCGAAGGACCATACACAAAAGTGCCTGAGAAGCAACCAGGGCAAAAATCTGATCCGTCAATGTCACGTGTTCGACACCTTGCAAGACAAGCTATAGTTGCTAAAGAAGATCTAGAAATCAATGAAGCACTAAAACCTTCTATGGGTGTTAAAGCTTACATAGACGACTTTGTCAAATCAGATGATCCAAGATTCAAAGGCGCTTCAAAGAAAGATCGCATCAAAAGAGCTTTAGCCGCTTATTATTCTGCTAAGAGAGGTGACTAATGGCTGTAATCATCAATAGACCTGGTACATCTGCTGTAATTCATGTAACAGCAAATGCTACTATCAATGCAGTTGGAAACACCACTAATAGTACTATAGCAACCGGTTCTGAAATTCTTACCGGAGCAGCTATAACGCAAGTATTCTGGGGCGCCGCTGGTGATGGTTATTGGACTATCTCACGCAACTCCACACTATTATTAACACTACCAGATTCAGGCACCATGGATTTTGCTGGGTCCGGTTGTTCTCTCATCGCTAACTCAGCAGAAAACATAGACATCAAGCTTGTTGGAACTGGTAATGGTCATTTGCTTATGGAAGTACAGAAAATTCCAACCAGTACAGGTTACACAAGTTAAGGAACTACTATGAAGCTCATATGCGAACAGATAGAAGACGTAAAATACGTCGTAGAAAACAAAGAATCCGGAAAGAACTATTACATTGAAGGCATCTTCATGCAGGCCGACATTCAAAATAGAAATGGTCGCATGTACCCTGGTGAAATTCTTGAAAAAGAATGCAGAAGATACATGAAAGAAGCTGTAGAGCAAGGTAGAGCTTACGGCGAACTAGGTCATCCAAACGGTCCTTCAATCAATCTAGATCGTGTATCACATTTGATTACTAGTCTCCGCCAAGAAAGTAGTAATTTTATTGGAAGAGCAAAGATTATGGAAACGCCTATGGGAAATATTGTCCGTGGGCTTATGGATGGTGGTGGTTCATTAGGTGTTTCTACTCGTGGTATGGGATCTTTAGAAGAAGATAAATCAAGAGGATGTATGGTCGTCAAAGACGATTTTCGTCTTGCAACTGCGGCCGACATCGTTGCAGATCCATCAGCACCAGATGCGTTTGTAAGAGGCATCATGGAAGGGGTCGAATGGGTATGGGATAATGGACTCCTTAAAGCACAAAAAGTTGAAGAGCTTCACGAATCAATCAAAAAAGCTCCAAGTAAAAGATTAACTGAAGCAAAGATAAATGCTTTTAAATCATTTATCAACGAGCTAGTTAAGTTATAACTTTTAATAAATAAATAAAAAATTAAATAAAGGAGTCACACCAAATGAGACTAAAAGACGCTATAAAGAATGTTCTATTAGAAGCCAAAGAGGCTGAATCAGAGAGAGAAGATGATGAAGAAGAAGACGAAGAGCATGACACCAAGATGAAGAAAGAAGAAGTTGAAGTCGGTGGAGGCGCAACAGGCACTTCAAAAGTAGCTGGCCCAACAGGAGTTCGTGCTAAAGCTCCAGGCAACAGCAAAACACAGGGTGATCCAATGCAGAAGATTCAAGATCCTAACAATCCTGGTGTAGAAGACACCGATCCAGAGAACAACACCAAAGCAGCCGGTAATGCTGCCGGCAACTTAGCATCAATCAAGACCAAGATGGGTGAACACTTTGATGCAATGTTTGATGGTGAAGACCTATCAGAACAGTTCAAAGAAAAAGCATCCACCATCTTCGAGATGGCAGTTAACTATCGTGTAAACGAAGTTGTAGAAGAGCTTGAAACTCTTTACGCCGATAAGCTCAATGAAAAAGTTGAAGAGATCGAAGAAAGCTACGCCGATCAACTACAAGAACTTACTTCTAAGATTGATCAGTACCTCGACTACGTGGTCGAAGAGTGGGTTAAGGAAAATGAAGTTGCAATTGAAACTTCTCTTCGCTCCGAAGTTACAGAAGACTTCATTCATGGCTTAAAGAACCTATTTGCTGAACACTACATCGAAGTACCTGAAGAAAAAGTAAATGTAGTGGAAGAGCTTGCACTCCGTGTCGAAGAGCTCGAAGCAAAACTCAATGAAGCAGTAAATGAAAACATTGAGTTAAGAGATTCCCTCAACGAGATGTCTACCGAAGAAATCTTCAACGAAGTTTCTGAAGGTTTAACTCTTTCTCAAGCAGAGAAGTTTAAGAAGCTCGCTGAAGGTGTTGATTTTGATGATGTTGAGAACTTCAAAAATAAACTTCTCATCGTCAAAGAAAATTATTTTCCAGTGAATGGTACTAAGAAGACTGCTAATCTTCTTGAAGAATCATTCGATGGTGAAGAGCCTGCAGCAGTAGCATCCGGCGCGATGTCAAAGTATGTCAGAGCCATTTCGAGAACAACAATTCGTTAAAAAACAATTTGTTATAAATAAGTAAAACAAGTAAAGCTTAATTGCTAGAAAAGGGAGAAACCAAATGATTCTAACTGAAGAAGCTCAAAGAAAGTGGCAGCCAGTACTAGAGCACGCTGATCTACCAAAGATCGTCGACGCTCATCGTCGTGCTGTTACCGCAGTCATTCTAGAAAACACAGAAAACGCACTTCGTGAAGCCGGCTCTCAGCTTGGCGGCCAGCGTCTACTCGGTGAAGATGCTGCAACAAACGCGCTATCAAACAACAGTGGCGGCAACATTGATACATTCGATCCAGTCTTAATCAGCTTGGTTCGTCGCTCAATGCCTAACCTCATTGCTTATGACGTTTGCGGCGTTCAGCCAATGACTGGCCCCACAGGTTTAATCTTTGCAATGCGTGCCCGTTATGCCGCTCAGAACGGTGTTGAAGCACTATTCAATGAAGCTAACACAGTCTTTGCATCAAAAAGTGCTCAAGATGGTATAGGCAACACATCAGTTGGTTCAGTTCCTTCAGCCAACAGCAACGTAACCAATAACCTTTACAACACAGGCGCTGGTCTACCCCTTGCTAATGCTGAAGCTCTTGGCACAACCAACAATCCTGCTTTTGCTGAAATGGCTTTCTCCATCGAGAAAGTAACAGTAACTGCAAGATCACGTGCTCTAAAAGCTGAGTACACAATGGAACTAGCTCAAGACCTAAAGGCAATCCATGGCCTAGATGCTGAGACCGAGCTTTCCAACATCCTATCAGCTGAAATCCTTGCTGAAATTAATCGCGAAGTAATTCGTACGATTAACATCACAGCAGTTCGTGGTGCAAACACTGGTAGCGTAACAACAGCCGGCGTGTTTGATCTTGATACAGACTCCAATGGCCGTTGGTCAGTTGAGAAGTTCAAGGGCCTAATGTTCCAGGTTGAGCGTGAAGCTAATCAAATTGCAAAAGATACACGTCGCGGAAAAGGTAACATCATCATCTGCTCTTCAGACGTAGCTTCTGCTCTTCAGATGGCTGGTGTTCTTGACTACGCTCCTGCTCTAAACAGCAACAACCTAAACGTTGACGACACAGGCAACACTTTTGCAGGTGTGCTTAATGGTCGAATCCGTGTTTACATTGACCCCTACACCACTGGCAACTATATGACAGTCGGTTACAAGGGTTCCAATGCGTTTGATGCCGGTCTCTTCTATTGCCCATACGTTCCTCTCCAGATGGTTCGTGCAGTAGATCAGAACAGCTTCCAGCCAAAGATTGGTTTCAAGACCCGCTACGGCATGGTCGCCAATCCTTTTGCTGAAGGCGGCGCCACAAGCGCTACTGGTAACGTTGGTCTTGGTGCTCTAACTGAAGACACCAACCGCTACTATCGTCGCGTGCTAGTTAGCAACCTAATGTAATATTAGTGTTGTCTGGCAAAGGGGCTTCGGCCCCTTTGTCTTTTTATAACTATAGTAAGAAACTACAAAATTAGGAGAGCGCAATGTTCTCCTTTCTTTTATTATAAATATCCTTAAACAAAGGATCATGTATGGCTGATATTAGAAGTCAACCGTCTAATAAGAATTTTTTATCGCCATTAGGATATAGGTTTTCAATCAAGAAAACTCCTACTATGAATTGGTTTGTTACAGCTGTAACGATTCCTTCCGTTACTTTGAACAAAACCACAATGCCCACTCCTTTCATTCAGTTACCAATTCCTGGTGATCATATTGTGTATAGTGATCTTCAAATTACTTTTCGTGTAGATGAAGATATGAATAATTACTTAGAACTATACAACTGGATGCAAGGTATAGGTTTTCCTGATAGTTATGAGCAGTATAAGAACATTGCTCCTACTTCTCGTGGTCCTTTGGGTGGTAGGTCTGATTCATTGACCGGTGATTCAATTTATTCAGATGCAACGCTTTTGGTGCTATCGTCAAGTATGAACCCTATAACAGAAGTTACTTTCATTGATGTTTTTCCAGTGGAACTGTCACCACTGTCTTTCAACTCTCAATTAACAGATGTGCAATACGTTGAAGCTACAGTTACTTTCACACATAGAAAATTCAACATTAAACAGTTGTAGGGGTGTACTTAATTACATAGTTTGATATAATCCAGTTACTGGTCTTTAATATAATATGAGTTAATAATTATTATGAAACTAGAAGATATTCAATTGTTATGGGAGAAAGACTGTCAGATAGACAGAACAGAACTCGGTGAAGAATCTCTTAAAATCTCACAACTCCATTCTAAGTACTTCAAGCTGTTCTCAACCGAAAGGCTTACTTATAAGAAGATGGAGAAAGAGTACAAGGAGTTGGCTCGAATCAAATTTGAGTACTACAATGGTATCCTATCTCAAGAAGAACTGAGATCTCATGGGTGGGACCCATTTAGCTTGAAAGTATTGAAATCAGATCTGCATATATACTTAGACAGTGATAGAGATGTGGCAGACGCAAAGCTAAAGATGGACTTACAGAAGGAAAAGATCGACCTGGTTGAGAACATCATCAAGAGTTTGAACACCAGAGGCTATCAGATCAAGTCTGCTATTGATTGGGAGAAGTTTAAAGTTGGAGCATGATGGACTTAATACAGATAGAAAAAGTCAATGAAGTTCATTGCAAGATAAGGTGTGAACCATCTCTAGCAAAAGAACTCGACTCGTACTTCACATTCAAAGTTCCAGGTTACCAGTTCATGCCCGAGTATCGTTCGGGGTTCTGGAACGGTGAGATACACCTGTTCAATACGTCCACTCGTCTTCTCTACACAGGCTTGATTGAGTACGTTGAGAAGTTTGCACAGGAGAGGGAGTACGAAGTACAGTACCTCTACGACAACTCCAACTTCGAGATGTCTCTGCACGAAGCCAAGGAATTCATCGACACTCTCGATCTCAAGATTGAACCAAGAGACTACCAGGTTGAAGCGTTCACACATGCCGTAAGAAACCACAGGAGTCTTCTTCTATCCCCTACAGCTTCCGGTAAATCACTCATCATCTACCTCTTGATAAGATGGTATAGGTTTACACGAAGTAAGATCCTATTGATTGTCCCCACCACTTCACTCGTGCACCAGATGTTTACAGACTTCGAGTCATACGGGTTTGATTCAAAGAAGTACTGCCACATCATTCACTCAGGTAAAGATAAAGACACAGACAAACCCATCGTCATCACGACTTGGCAGTCAGTCTATAAGATGCCGGACAAGTGGTTCTCGAGGTATAATGTTGTAGTCGGCGACGAAGCGCACTTATTCAAAGCAAAGTCACTCACCAACATCTTATCCAAGATGCAGCAGTGTCGGTATCGCTTTGGTTTTACCGGAACTCTCGATGGAACGCAGACACACAAGTTGGTTCTTGAGGGCTTGTTTGGCCCGGTTAAGAGAGTCACGACGACTAAAGAACTAATAGACCAGAAACACCTTTCCCAGTTCAAGATCAAGTGCCTCGTGTTGAGGTACCCTGAGGATGAGTGTAAGCTGATAGCTAAGAAAAAGTACAAAGAAGAGATAGACTTCTTAGTTGCATCAGACAAACGGAATAAGTTCATCAAGAATTTATCTCTTTCTTTGAAAGGAAACACTCTCCTGCTATTCCAATATATTGAAAAACATGGTAATATACTCTATAAGATAATACAGGACGAGATAAGCACAGGTCGTAAGGTCTATTTTGTTCACGGCGGTGTTGAAGCAGAAGACCGTGAAAACATAAGGATGTTGGTTGAGATGGAGAACGACTCAATCATCATTGCATCATATGGTACTTTCTCTACGGGCGTAAACATCAAGAACCTACACAACATCATCTTTGCTTCTCCCTCCAAGTCAAGGATCAGGAATCTTCAATCAATTGGTCGTGGGCTAAGACTAGGTGAGAACAAGAATGGGTGTGTGTTGTTCGACATAGCTGATGA